ATGCGATTTACAAGGAACTACGAAACCACCGCCGCCTTCCGCGCTCGCCAGGGCGCTTTCTGGTTCGCTCCCGCCGCTCAAGCCGTTGTCGCGATTGCCTTGTCAGTACGCAAGACCCTCGGCAGCTGGTGGGGCAAGACCCGGCCAGCCATCGCCCAGGTAAAGCTGAAATGTCACCAATTGGTTCTGGAACTCAACGGCATTGCCCAAATGCCGTTTCTGGAAAGAGCCTGAAAACCACTGTATAAAACTACTGTATAGAATACCCGACTAACTTAGTAGGACATTATCATGCTACTCAAAGCCGCAAACATCCGCATCGGCCTCGCCAGCCAGTTCAAGCAAAACAAACACCCCGGCAACTCAGACAGCTATGCCCTCATCATTCTATCCGTCATCGCAGCCAAACTAACCAGCCCCAACAAACAAGACCGCGAATGGGCAAAAAACCGCATCCGAGAACTCGTCGCCGAAGCCAACCAACACACTCAAATTCTTTGAACATGCAAGGTCAATACGATTTCCGTGCCGGAACCGGTATCCGACGTAGACCGCAGGAACGCTGGCAAAAACGGCATCCCCCCTGACGACTGCGTACCCCGTTTCTCGTCCAGACCCCCAATCACGATCAGATCACCGTCTACCGCGCTAACCTCAGTAGACAAAGCGCGTTTATTCAACGTCGGCGACCCGTTGACCCCGGTATCAGTTGCAACAAAATCACTAATCTGCTGGCCCACCTTCAAATCAATCGCACCCTCGCGCAAGACCGGCGTCACGTCGAAAATCACACCCGCAGACACGTAGTTAACAGACTGCACCGCCGCACCGCCAGCCGTCGGGTAAGTCACCGCGCCTAACACAGGCACATCAGACCCGACCGAGAAATGCGCCGCAGCACCCGAGCGCACCCGCACCCGTGGTGCCGAAACCACCTTAAACCTCGAATCGCTCGACAACGCCGAAAACACGGCGTTTACCTTATTACCCAGGTTCCCAAAGACCCGCGACCCAGCCGCCGCCGCACCCCCGGACAACACCAAACCCAACTTCCCCTGAATCACATTTAGCACCAGGTCAACAGCCGACGACTCACCCCGCGTCGTCTGTACCTCGTAGATCACCGCATTAACGACCACCTCACCCGCCGACACATCCACCTGCCCCAAAACCTTCTTCAACTGCTCGATCTGCTTACCCCGACCGCGAAACACCACCACGTCCGCATCAGTATCTAACGTCTTATTCATCCCCTGATTAACACTTGGCACCGCACCCGCCAACGTCGCCCCCTGAACCTGCCCCGCAACCCCACTCACCGACGCCGCACCGGCCACGGCCCCTATCCCCATGACGCCCCCACGCTGTGAAACAAAAGACCCCGCAGGAAACAACGCCGCAACCATATCCAACAAATACTGCACCGACCGAAACGCAGGCCGATAAACGTACACCTCCCGATCGTCATCTTTTTCTACCACCACCTTTTTACCCACAACCAACACACCATGAGACACCACCGCTTGCAAACCACGAACCTCCAACAACTTAGCCAATTCCACCTCACAGGCAACCGGAGCCACATTACGTAAATTCAGCGACACGGGCCGCTGATCGTCTTGAACAGCCCCATCAAGCACATACGACTCTTGCAGAATCTCGCCATAACAAAGCCTGGCCAACTCTTTCAATGTGATTTCTTGCAAATCCAACGACACCGAAGACGCCGCAAAAACCCGCATCGAGCACGCCAGCAAGAACACCCCAACAAGGCCCCACCAAAACCAACGCGGTTCGCCCTTCTCCCACCAAATGGGCTTCGGCGGCTCCAACCCCTTCAACCACATCAAGACATTCACTTTCCAAACCTCCCCACCGCCGCAACCGCAGGCCCTGACCAACTCGCCACCACATCACCATTCGACAGAACCACCTCATAACCCGCTGGCCCGTGCTTATACGACGGCGGCCCCGAGACATACCGCGTGCGCCCCTGACTATCCGCCAACACAAACAACGGAAACCCTTCTTGCTTCACCACCCCAACAAGACGCCAAACATCCGTAACCTCCGGAGGTTTCTTATCAGGCGCTTTTTTACCGTCCGGCTTACCCGACACACTCGCCGAATTCACCGGCAAATCAGGATGAAAAAACGCGTAACCCTTCCAGGCCCCACCGATAATTCCGAGTATCGCCAAAGGAATAGCAAACTTGAAAAGCTTGCGGTTGAAAATATTGCCGCGACTGTCCGCTTGATCCTCGCGCTTAACCGCCGCCGTAGACTGCGAATAAGAACTGTATAAGGCGAACACTTCCGGGTCATATTTACATTGCATTTCCTCGATCAGCGCCTTCGGCGTCTGAGCATGCCCCGAATAAATGCCCACCACATACCTATTCGACATGCCGAAATCCTTGTGTTTCTGCATGCGAAAATTCTTTTCAACCGTTGCCACAACCTTCCGCTGAAGATCGCCAATGGACTGCACAATCAACACCACATCACACGACTGGCCCGTCTCTGGATGCGTGAAATGCCGGTGCATGCGGAAGAACGTTAAGTGAGCAGGCAAAAGCTTCTCACCCTGCACATACCACCGCCAACACTCATCAAGAATAACAATATCCCCAGGCTGGACAATCGAGTCCACATTGTCCGAGTTCTCAACTGGAAAAAAATTTGGCAGCGAAACCTGTTCATTAGTGACCGCCACCACCTCACCCAACTTAGCCGAATCAGCCCCCAACTTCGCAACGCAATAGGCGCCAATCTCGGCAATCTTCAAACCCGCCACATTCGTCACGACGCGCCGACCTTTAGCAACATTCGGCAAGATCACCCCACGCACGACCTCGTAACTCTTGCCAGACCCCTGAATGCCCGTGTACGCCGTCTGAGCCATGATTAACCAATCACCGGCAAGCGCCGAATCAAGAACCGCGACACCCAGGCAGCAATCAACAACGGCAACCCCATAGGCACTTGGCAATAATCCAGGAAATACCACACCCCAGAAGACAAACCCGAAAACGCCGCTGTAAGACCCCCCGTGTTAGTCGCGCCCGTCAAATACCCCACCGCCATCGGTACAAAAACCGTTAGCAAGATAAGCATCACAGTCATCACAAAAAACTGGATGATCACCGTACGCAACAACCAGGAAACCACCGACCATAAAATAGTCATTTCACGCACCTAGAAGAATGAACAGCGCCGCGACCACCCACAGCACCTGAAAAGCCATATTCGCCACACTGGACACAGACGGATTGTTCAAAAGCGTGCACTGCGCATCCATCACCAAATTGAAAGCCCGACCGAACAACGTGAAGCTAATCTGCCCCGTAGGGCAAACAGAAGAATGTCCCGGCACCTGCCAGCTAAGCAAATTCGAGAACGTGCCATTGAAAAAAGCTGAAGAAATATCAGACGCCTTAGGCCCGACCGGATCACCAGGAGATTCCGCAACGTCTCCCGCACAACTCGCTGAAGTCGGATCAGCCAAACACGCAGCAGAACCGCTCCCCGTGCTTTGCGTCGTCGTCGTCGTCGTGCCATTCGTCGCAGTGCCAGATACACCCCCACCCGTAACGCTTGTCGACGTACTCGTCGTACACGAACCATCACCCGTACAAACTTCGGTCGTCGTCACATTCTGAGTCGCTGTTGTCCCATCAGGCTTCGTTACAGTTTTCGATGAACTCGCAGAACTACTACTATTCGACGCCGGAACACAAACAACAGTCGTTCCCACTGTCCCGTAACCCATCCCCTGCTCAGCACACTGCGCCGCAGGCGAGGAAGGCTGAATAGGATTAACCACCGGCTGATTACCGCCCCCCGACCCTGTACCACCCGTACAAGCCTCACCCGTATTTGTCGAACTCTTCCCTGAACAAACCCAATACGCTGAAGGCCCGATACCCACCCCCGTACACTGCGAAGGCGTACTAGCCACACACCCACCCACACACACCGTAGGACCCGGCAACGCGCCCTGCCCAGTCACAGTAGCGATAGACCCCCCGTTGCCATCGCTAACCGCATTACTCGCACCCGCGACGCAATTTGAAACACACACCCCCGCAGAATTCCGTATCTGACTAGATGTACACGCAGTAACACACGCACCCGTCGTAGGATCATTCACCAGACCCCCGGTACACACCGGGTTAGTACAGTTTTGCGTCGACGGAACCTGTACACCTAAATTGGCGGCACAAACGTAGGTCGTATAAATCGTGCCCCAAGAGATAGGCGCCTTGGGTGCCGCTGTCGTCTGGCACGACGTACCCGATACACCGATCACCGCACCCGAAGGGGCCCCCCCTTGCGAATTTATAAGCCGCGTACAAGCCGACAACGCATCAGGCCCTTGATACGTCAAACCCCCCGCGTAATAGACAAACATCGGCGCAGTCGCCCAGGACACCGCCGACCAGCACGAGAGCACCAAACCAAAAACAAACCCAAGCAACCGCACCTTACGCACCGTCAACACCCTGAATCGTTGCCCAGGCACAAACCAACCCGAACGCCCCGAAAACCAGATACCAGTAATCATTTGCCGTCATATCGCCCCCGAAAAAACAAAAAAGGGCCAGAACCGAAGCACTGACCCTTTTTCTGTCCCAAAAACCTTACTTGCCGGCTTTGAGCTTGCCGATCACCAGCGAACCGCCAGTCCAGACGATGTAAACACCGGCAAGGCCAGCCATGACCAGCAGCAACGCCGCAATCGCCGTGCCGAAATCCACAGCAGCAGTCAGCGAACTGAAGTCAGCACCAACAGCAAAGCACGAACCAGCAAGCGTCAAACCACCGCAAGCAATCAACGAACGAAGCGCATTCACTTTGTTACGAAACATGATGAAACCCCCAAACAAATCGCGGAAAAGCCGCGCCTTAACATCGAGAGAAAACCCCCCGAATTCCTAACGCCAACTCGCACGACCCCGGATGGCATTTAAAACCACCCCGGAACCCTTGCCAGCAGCCCAAAAAATCATTACCACACAGTAGAAAAAAGAAAACGCAGCCATGGCATAGGTGATATCAAAATTCGCCGAAGCCGCTGTCAGCAACGTCTGAACACTGCTCTGCATGCCCGTCACCGTCGCCGACCCCGCCGAGACCGCCGTCTGTAAGCTCGATACCTGCGCCGTCAAAACTGTGATCGCCGCCGCATCACCCGAAGACGCCACCGCCTGAAACCCCGCAAACTCCGCAGCATCAAGCAGCACATACCCGCCGCAAGACGCCACCGGCGAAGGATCAGCAACCAACACACCCGCCGCCAAAACGAAACACGCCGCCATTACTCGATCTCCTCGAAAAACGAAACCACCTCAAAATCGTTCTCGAGATTCAAACGCCCCGTCTCAATCGCACACTCAAAATCCGGCGCACGTCCGGCGTTTTTCAGCGAGCGCACAAGGCAAAGATCGAGGTTCAAAAAATGCCCCGTTGACCTGCACTGCACAACCCAAACCCGCCGAACATCGAGCAGCATGATTTACCCCTACGCCTTAGCCGGATTCACCGCATGCAACGCCTTGAAACCCACGCACTCAGGACCTTTCGTCGTCAGTTCAATTTCCAACTCCGCGATAAGCGGGAATGTCAAACCCTTGAGCTTCTGAAACTCAGCCTCGGTCCCGAACTTCATTTCTGCAACACTGAAACCCACCGACGTGCCGGCCTTTTCCGAGACTTCCATCACGGTAAAAAGCGTGGTGCTGTCATACGCTTTGCCCTCGACACTGCCCTTAAAGCCCTTGCAGCCGAGTACTTGTATTTGCTGTTTAAATTTCACGGTGCTACTCCTCTAGTTAAAAAACCAAATGGCCATTACTACGCAAAAGCCGACGCAAAAAACTGTTCTTCATTCACAGCTGGACGCACGCGCTCATGGATCGCCTCATCGGCAAACCGGTAGTCCGGCATCTTCAGCCGTGACGGAATGCACCCCGGCTTAACCAGCATCTTCATAACCGCTTCTGGAGATCCTTCGATTTCCTGCGCACAATTGAGCGCCGCACCGCATTGGCGCTTAAGCCAATCGAGCATGTTTTGATATTTAATTTCCGTCGCTTTCTGCGTCGTCAAAATCCGCTCTTGCGTGGCCGACAGGAAGGCGAAAGCTGGATAGGTAGCCGCGAGGTACTCGCCGGCTTTGAGCAATATGTCAAATGGCAGAAGTCGATTCACTGCCTTCATTTCAACCTCCACACGCACCCACGGACTGTTCTTGTCACCGAGTTGCTTACCTTTTTCGTAGATGCGAGCGTATTTCCCGTTCGCACGATGCCCCACATACACCGTACGACCCTTGCCATTCAACCGTTTCCAGTTTCCGCGATGTTCTATATCCGGAATGCGACCACCATTGCAAAACGATCCATTGTCGTAGTCACAGTCAGCTTGATCGACCGAGTAGCCGAGCATTTCGCCCTCACGCACAGGGCCGCACACCTCACCGTTATAAAAGTCGTGCGACAAATCCACACGCGTGAGCCTTGCCCTCGGACCGCATTTCGTCAGGAAGTCATAAAGCCGCCCTTCCCAACCTTCCCGAGCCGCGGCACAACCTTCTCCGGTGAGCATGACGAGGACCGTGGAACGCTGACCACCAATGCAAACCATGCCGTACTCAGCAAGCTTGTAAGACCGGTGATAAAAGTTCGCACCCGTCGCCCGTTCTTCCGTAATGCCAAAACCAAATATCTCTTTGCAGCGATACGAAATCTTGTCCATCACATCAACATCGGAAACCGGAGCCGTGCCGAAGAAGAAGTCAGACTCATCCGTCACGAAATTCACCCAATCCAGAAACGCAGTCTGCGCACCCCAAGTACGACGGGCCGGAATTTCAACCACTTCCCCATCGTTCAGCACCAGCCGTGCCCCGATCAACGACTTTCCCCCCCTATTAGTAGAGGGGGCGCTCTGCGCGCTACGTGCCTCGCTACCGCTCGTATCCTCGCGCGCCGCCGCTCCCCGCTCCATACGGACGCGAGCCGCCGATAAAGCTTCCGTAATACCATCAGCAAGCTTGGTCAGTTCAGCATCGGGACCAATGCCCAGATCACGCGACGGGGCGAGAGGCGTACGGTTTTTCAT